CGCAAGGAGAGGAACAATGACTAAAGATGTTCAAAAATGGGCTGACGTGGCTATGTTCAAAGCCGCGCCAATTGACAAAGAATCTGGCCCACGGGTACAGCTTCTCAGTTGTAATTCTGACCCCTTGGGAACGATCGCAGCTGCTGCAAAAATGTACAAAGGCGAATACGTGGAGACACTCGCACTCATTAGTGACGAGGAGCGACGACACTATTTGGACGACGTGCGTAAGAATGCTCTGGCTGCCCCACTTGAATTTGTCAATTTCCATTTCCTCATTAGTGGAGTCACCAGGGGCTTTACTCACCAAATGGTCAGACAGCGAACTGCAACTTACACTCAAGAGTCCACACGTTTTGCTGTCAAGGAAGATGTTCCAGTAGGCTACCCGCCAAGCATCCAGGGCCAGCGAATGGCCCAAGAGGAAAACTGGAAGGTGGTCTGGGATGACTGTGTCAGACACATCACCGATGCATACAATAGTCTCATCAACTCTGGAATGCCAGCAGAAGATGCTAGGGGCTTGCTACCAACAAACCTACTTACACGGATCAATTACAACACGAGCTTGCGTGGTCTGCTTGAACATGCTGGGCTTCGACTATGTACGCAAGCACAATTCGAGTGGAGACTCGTCTGGCTCCGAATAATGGAAGCCATACGCGAATATGGCCGCGGAGAAACATATGCAACAGATGAATCGCTAGGTCCAGTACATTCTAGTGAATGGCAATTCAATGAACTAAGTACTATCTTCAAACCAATCTGCTACCAAAAAGGCTCATGCCAGTTTCTCAGCGATGTAGATAGGGCATGTACAATTCGCGATCGTGTACAGGAATTTGCTGGTAAAGGGATACGAACCAGTCAATGGGGTAATCCTGCAGTAGTTGGCGATGATATGGTTATTCATGATGAAGAATGGATGTTGGACCCTGCGGCGGCAAGAGTAAGTCAATAGTCTAACGGAGGTGCTCATTGACAACTGCACCAATGCGTGGTATCGCGACTATTGATATCACGAAGTTTAGACGACGCCGCAAAGGCTACATTACTGAAAGCGAAATCACTTATGGCGAGACAACAGTGATTGCCATAGACCCTGGCGGGACAACTGGTTGGTCATTGCTTTCCGTTCATCCTGAATCACTGGTGCAAACAAATGCTGATTTCTTGGATAATATATTCTGCCACCAACATGGACAAGTTGATTGCGGTACACACAGAGGTAATCTCCACTCCTCACTTCATGATGGGATTAGTACAGATGGAGAATTTTCTGGGATTTATGATTTGGCCGAATTTATTAAATTGTGGCCAGTCGCAGCAGTTGTTATTGAAGATTTCACACTCAGGACATTACGAATGGACCGCGATCTATTGTCCCCAGTTCGGATAACTTCAGCTATTGGCTACTCAATGTGGCTTAATGGTAGGGAATATCACGTACAAAGCCCAGCAGATGCAAAGACAATTTGCTCAGATCAAAGGCTTAAGGAATGGGGCATGTACGATCCGTATGGCAGTTTACAACATGCCCGTGATGCCGATCGTCACGCTCTCCTATTTCTTAGGAAAGCAAAAACAAATTCTAAGTTTAGAGCGTTAGCATGGCCGCATCTTTATGGAAAACGAGGTGCATATATATAGTGAAAAGTCCAAGTTTTCTCAGAATTTCTTTCCCGGTTACTATCCGGTAAAATAGGAAAAGCGCAGGTAAACATAGGTTTAGAGAGGAACCAAATGGCTAAAACTGTGTACGTTGTAGATCAACGTAAAGACAGGTCAGAGTGGTTGGTTATATTAGCAGCCGGCGCAATGATCGTGTTCTGGAAATACATTTTATTGGTCGCCATTTGTATGGCGGCCAGTTGGCTTTTAGTCCAAACTTACTTAAAACTTCGTGAAATTAAGTTTGAAAGAAAAGTCAAGCAGGAACGTGCATGGATGGATACACCAACTAAAATAATCACTGAAGGCTTACGTGTTTGGGGTAATCCTGAACACTATTTAAATGACTATGATGACGGATTGAGGCAGTGGCAATGACTATCAAACATGTCGATGTATATGAAGATCCAGGAGGTTGGACCTGGAAAATAGTCGAATTGGATGATAATGCCACACCAAAAGTTATCGCCCGAGGACCAGCTTATGGAGATAAGAAAGAAGCATTGAAATACCTATTCGGTATCTTCTTTGGCGATTTTGACGAGTCTTTTCTAACGCTTTATGCTGAATGGAATCCAGATCAGCAACAAGCAGCTTTATTTCCACAACCAGAACCAGTCCCTGTATCGTTTAGTGGTGAAGGTGGCATGACAGCTAGTATGCAACCAGCCCAGCCGATGCAGGCGGCGGATCCACTTTGGGGTGATTCTGATCCTGCTCTGGGTCCATGGTGACGTGTCATCATCCACCTAGCTGGATCAACAGTATAGGTAAATGTATTTGCGGGGAACAAGTGGAAAAAAGACATATCCATACCACAATGAAAGATCAGCTAGGGCAAAATATTTGTACCGTTTGTCATGCTATAGTTATTGAACCAATCTTTAGCATTGATGATCCTAGGCTTCAGCCTGAACCTGATTTTTATAGACTACCTGATGTGCTGGTTGCTCTTTACTATGAAGGTCCAGAACATGGTCTTCCAAAAGCACCAGTAGCACCTTATGTGCGTGATGTTGCCGAGTTTGAAGGCACAATCAATAGATATAAACCAGAAGAACTATGGGACAAACTCGCCGATTTGGTGACTTAATCTCTGAAGGGCAACCGTGGCAATGCCTGTTGAGCAGCAACAGCATGACTTCAGTCCGTACTCTGTCGCAGAACTGTACAGAAAGGCAGGTTGGTTAGGAACAATCCCAATTCCATATCATGAAAAGCACCCGCCACCTCGTGGATTTACTGGGGCGGCTGCACTGTATCCTGATGATAAACAAGTTGTTATATGGCAGAAGGATAGTCGAAGTAATATTGCTTTACGATTAGCTGAAACTTCATTTCTTCCAGAAGCCTCTCCATATCAAACAAATGCATATGAATTGTTAGGGATAGACGTAGATGACTACGCAGACAAAGCCGGATACGAACAATTGCAAACTTTGGAATCGGAACTTGGGAAACTCGCGCCAACTGTGTGTAGCAGTAGTCGTTGGGAACAGAGTCCACATTCGGGCGTTAGAGTGTATTTGGTGCCAGCAGGATTACGATTCCTTGGTAAAGCAGCTCCAGCAATCGACATTATCCAAAAGGCTCACAGGTACATGTTAGTATGGCCTTCGCTCAATCCCGACGTACCTTATGCCGAAAGTTCGACGTATCGCTTTAAGCGACCCGACGGCGCATATTACGAGCATCGCTCTCAGGCCGGTACAATCGACGCTCTAGCCGCAGCGATTCCGCCGCTAAGCGATGTTACCGTTTTGCCAGAAGCTTGGCTTGATTACTTATCATGTAATAGAATGTTAGCCACTGAACATGAAGTTAGTTCACTAGGTGGCGGCGAGCTATTGGAGTGGGCCAACCAGACGTTCAATGACAGTCATGGCGAGATGTGTCGCATGATGTCAAACGCTGTCGAGAAGAAATTAGCTGAATTGCTTGAATGTATTAGCCATCATGATTTATTAACTAAGGCTCATTGGCAAATATTGCGTCTTGGTGCTGAAGGCCATAGCGGCTGGATTGTCGCAATGCAAAACTTCAATAATAAGTGGTTTAAGAAAACACTTAAAGATCGTGATGCAGATGGTCCTGAAGTTCTGATGGCTGAGATACAACGTAGTGTAATGGGTACTCTTAGTAAGATTGAACCTAGTGTTGGGAAGTATATACCAGAAGATGAATGTGCGGTAGGCAACGTAACATCGCTACATGATGTAGATCACTGGGGAGTTAAATTAGATGAAGAAGACATCTCTACCAGTGATGGTGACTTTGATATTCTAGGGCCGGTAATAAGTCATATGCCACGATGTCCGGCGCATAATTCAGATCAATATGAACAAACTGATACAGGTAATGCTAGACATTTCATAGATTTATTCGGAGACAATATTAAGTTTGTTGAAAGTAGACAAAGCTGGGTTCTATGGAATGGCTTACAGTGGTATCGAGATATTGATGAGAAACTAGCCAATAGAGCATTTAGTATAGTTCAAGCAAGACAGATGATCCACGCAAAAAAGTTACCACGTGGCGATCAAGTACAGATGAAAATAGCAAACTCGTGGCAACGATGGGCATTAAGATCAGGCAATTCGCAGCCTATTTTGAATGCGCTCAGACAATCTAGAACATTATTTTATCAAGGTGAACCAGTCGCTACGTTGGGTACAGAATTTGATAGTAATCCAGCGATGCTTGGCTGCGAAAATGGTATTCTCATTTTAGATAGGGATCCATATATACGACCAGCCAAGAAAGAAGATTATGTTACGTTTAACACACACACCACCTACATCCCATGGGACACTGAGGCTGCTGACGAATGTGGAGTATTGGAGGGCTATAAACTTTGGCAAGAGTATCTGGATATTTTCCTTCCAGATATTAAGGTCCGACACTTCATCCAAAAGGTAATGGGACATCTTCTGGTTGGAGAGAATCCAGAAAAGTTATTGATCTTCGTTTATGGCCCGCACGATACTGGTAAATCTACAATGCTTAGTGGCATTAGATCGGCACTTGGTGATTATTACGGAACCATTGATATCAATTTATTTTCAAATCAGAAATTGAATCCTGGCTTAATTAGAGCGGTCCCACTCCGTGTAGCCGGGATGAGCGAAGTCGATCATGGTAATATGGATGCCAGTATCATCAAACGATTGACTGGTAATGATACAGTTACCGCCGAAGCCAAATTTAGTAATGAAATATTCGAGGGCCGACCACAATTTACGACACTCATAGCTTGTAATCAAGAACCTAAAATTAAGAATGTTGACGAAGCATTACAAGAACGTATTATGGTTCTTCCGTTTGACTTTCAAATTCCGATGGAAGATCGCAATTATAGTAGACAATCTGATATAGAAAAAACTTGTAGTGAAGCTGTATTATCTTGGCTCGTTGACGGTTACAAGATGTATTGTAGGCAAGGACTTAAGCGTTCAGAATGGCCTATAGAAGTCCAAGCTTTATGCGGCAATGTGGTTGGCAATCTCAATCCTACCCAACGATTTATATCAGAATGTATTGAAAAGAATACTCCAGAAGCTCTCGAAGCTCGGCGAAAAGCTACTCAGAAAGCACATTTACGCCGAAAATCAGTACCAACTGTATCCGATTGGGAGCTGGATTGGACTCCAGCGGCAGATGCCGTTTATGAATTATATCAACGTTGGTGTGCCAGTAATGGAGAACGAAATGTCATTTCAAAAACTGATTTGATGAGAGAAATGGGTGTTCCGCGATCAGAAACTCGAAATGTCAAAGGTACAAATTATCGCTGCTACGTTGGAATTAGACTCAGAACAGGAGTTGACGAATGAATGAAGTCCAAGTTTATTGTAGACCGGACTGCGTACAATGTGAATATACCAAGAAGAAGCTAGACGAATATCACATTCCGCACGTTGATCTGGACGTAGTAGCTCACCCAATTTTTGCTGAGCAATTAGCTGAACAAGGTGTACATCAGCTTCCATATGTCAAAGCTGGCGAACAATCTTGGACTGGTTTCCAATATGACAAACTGCGCGGCCTCGACCCCAGAGACTATACTTGATCACGCATATGCTCGCGACTAACTTCCAAGCCTTGTAGGTGCTTTTTCATATCTACACCTGGCGGGCTAGCAAGTGGTCGAGAATGAGTAACGACTCTTTGTGGCTTACGCTTCTGCCCAATTAACCACGTCTTAGTTTCTTCAAGCTCAGGTGGATTAGTTGCTTCCCATCTTTCGTTAACGATGTCAATAGCATCCTGGTGAGATATCTGAAGTCGTCTCTCAAGAGTATCCACCGCAAGTTTAAATATCTCTTTATCTTCGCTCTCAAATCTGCAATCATCCCACATGTCTCCAGTGAGCAATTCGAGTAATGATCGCATTTTAAGATTCTCAATCGTCATGATCACTAGCTTGCGTTCAAGCATTCCTATATAGGTGCCCGTTTCGTTATTGTATACAAGATCAATCAGCGGGTGCTTGGTCGGTGCCATTTTCCTTCTTCCCAAGTACTTGTATAAAACTACCACTATTGATATCGCCAAACTTTCCACCGGCCATTGACAGCAATAATGCAATTACTGCGCATCCTAGACCAACATAAAATGAATCAAGCCAAGGTAATCCACCCTTATCAAATGTTCGCCAACCAATAACTAATGTAGCGAGCATACCCTGTGCAAATGCTCGTATCACTCGTTCAAAAACATCTCTCCAAAACTTACGTGGATCACGCGTTTGTTCGTTCACTGTAATTCCTAACCCAATCATGAACATGTTGTATGCCCAAGTTTACATAAGTCATTCCAGGCCAAGCTTCCCTGATATGATATTCTATATGACTAGCTGTCGGCGGAGATGTACAGAAAAATATTAATCCGTCAATGGCAGCTGCGATAGCTGCAGCAATCCCTTGTATAGAAAGGAGACCATCGCTGAGTGGTTTAACTTTCTCGACTGGAGCCACTGTAGCGCCTTCAAGATCAACGTTATAACGAGCAACCCCAGCTTCCAGATCATCGTAAGCATCTCCATCCAAATTGCGTACTACTTCAAGCAAATTAGCTACGAATGTTTGAGCGAATTCACGCCATCCTGAATGCATTTCCATTTCTGTGCACAAGGAATAGACATCACGCTCAATCTCACCAACAAGACCGCGAGCGCAAGTTCCGTAAAGATCGCTAGGATCAATGAGCTCACACCAATCATAACCAATATTAGGCAACCGATAAACCGCAATACCTTCCCATGGAGTGCCTGGACCACCAAAGTATGTAGTTTCATAATGCCGGCTTGGATTACCAAATACATAACCGCAAACCCAGTTTTGCCGTAAATGTTCGAGCCTCCCGCCAGGCTCGAATTCCATTCTGAATCTGCTGGCAGCTTCAGCACCTTGGCTATAGCCACCTACAAGAATTGGCCGATCAGAGTTATTTAACGTCCAATCCACTGACCAGTCAATGGCAATCTGTATAGACTCTTTGTAGCTGGGGGACCGGAGGGCGCCGGGTGGGATTGGACCAAACGACCACGGGGCCTGGACAGCCACCTCGTCCACCACATCCAAACAGGCATGAGCTACGTCGCTGGGGAATCCGGTTCCTGGCGCTGCCCACGTTCCCGCAAACGTGAGGAGAGCCGGTTTCCCACTAGGCTGCTCTGTTCCTGGTGGGCCTTCTGTAAAGGGGGCTCACCGCTATCTTCGCTCAAAAGCGAGTTAATGTGAGCCTGCGTATCAGTTACGCTACGATTTCCTAGTTGTGGCCAACCATGTCGTTCGCCATCAGCAGTGACAGGACCAGCTAATTGATCTAGTGAAAGCGCGGAATAATCAAGCGGATTACGCGGCGCTGCCGTAGGCTGCGCCTGAATATCTGTGAAAGGTTCGCCTTCTAGCATTGCTAGCGTGCGCCCCAACGCATCCACATAGTAGAGGTTTTGACCATGTTCGTTCTGACCTAATTGCGGCCAACCAGAACCATAGCCAGTAGCCGGGTTTATCGGTCCGCATAATTGCTCATAAACCCAGACAGTTTCGTCGCTCATTGGTTCTCCTCCTCCTGTATGTGGCAGATTAGCATAACAGAATGCTTTCGGTGGTATAAGTGTGCAACACTGATCAAAACTAATCCAGTAATGCCATGGCTGAAATCCAGAATCAACGATCCAGACGGCACGCTGGCTCGGGTTATCGTCATAACCGGCAGCACTAACATAATGAAATACTGTCCCGCCACCGTAACTAGGATTTGGTGATCCTTTGATACCTATTGGATAATTAGCTGGTGGCGCAACCCAGTTCATAACAACGCCATACCCGTTGTCGATGCTGCGTTTCAAAGCGTCCCAAAGTGCTTCCTTTTCGGGTGCGCTCGGTGGATCATGCGGAGCGTCGTGGCTAGAGTAATTTGCTTCTGGTAATCGTGGATCCAATGACTGCTCGATCAATGCTACGTAATCAGTCCCGCCATCGTCTGTGCCCATCTCGTTAGCGAGTGTCTGTTCGCTTTCGTAAATGCCGCGCATATCTAAGCACATCTGGGCGCTTGCTGGCCCGCACCAATAGCCAGTTTCTTGGGGAATGATATCAGGGTTGTATGATAAAACTCTCTCACCCACGAGTGGCCTCTCATCCTTCGGTTGTAACAATACTAGCAATAAATCGCCCATCGACATACAGTGATTGTATCGTTGTTCACGATCTTCTATGCCGTTATACCCTCCATTGATATAGTAAGTCGCTAAGTAAATATCATGAGCATCTGCGGCATCATTCATTGGACGTTGCGTAGTCCAGTACCATGTTACACCGTGGAAACCGTTATCATCTTGTGCTAGTTCTTCTGGTATATCAACAAAAAATGTCGGTGACGGAGCTAGCCCTTCGTCAAATGCCCATTGACTACATTCTGTATAATTGTACTTCCCAGTTACTTGAATGGGACCACGCCCGTGGTACTTAGCGCCATCACCAGGAGAGCAGTTACCAAGGTCATCACATCGACCTTCCAAATACGCATAGTTATCGCCATTCCAATCCTGTTCTTCCATGTAGTACAAGCCAGCCGATTCATGGCCGGTCTGTGCACAGTACATCGCAATGCGATCATACGTTGTACATTCTGATTCACGTAATGACTGCGATAAAGCTGGATATAACTCTGCATAACGCTCATATGTTACGCTCCATTGCATCGCATCTGCTAATACAGATACCGGGTCAGTCATGATGGCGGTGCCTCAGGTGGAAGCGGTTGATTAAACGGTCCAGGTGGTGGCGCTAACGGTTCGCCAAATGGAACTGGTACCGATTCATTTGGCTGCGGGCCTGGTGGAGCATTAGGCAGACCAGGCGGTCCAGGTTGTAGAGGTTCTGGTGCACCAAATACCTGTGGTGCAGGTTGAGGCGGTGGACCGACCTGACCTGCTGGAGCTAAACCTGGTGGAGGCCACTGGTCGTTAGGTGTCGGACCATTGATCGCCCAAGGCACACCCCAACCGTCTGGAACGATATCTGGGTCTGGCAACTGTGGGTGGTCTGGCTGACCTGGCCAAACACGCCAACAGTTCCAAACATCAACGAATGGTGTAAAGCCACCCCATTCACAGTGAATATGTCGTAAGCCCATCGTGGTTGCAGTGAGTATCACAGGCTCAAAGTCAAAGTCACAGTAACCACCACCAGCGCCGATTGAACCAGCCGCTTTACCGACACCGGGGCAAAGGAATAGACCGGCAGTTGCCGGGGCTAATGATGGAGCATTAACGCTGATTCCTCCGGCGGCAACTCCACCAGCAATTCCGCTAATGACGTTTCCTTCAGGCGCGGGCAGTGTTACCGCAATGGCTGGCCCACCACCAGGGGCTGGAACTGGTACCGGGATTGGTATCGGTTGGGCGTTGGCATTTGGCATTTGATAAGTAATCATTAATATACCTAAGCCAATAACAAACCGGAATATCATACCTTTATTATACTCCATTCGACTACGGGAGTACGGGTGGTGCCCCTTGGATAGTTGTGGCAGGATTAAGCAATTGATTCATCACTTGATTAGCAATAGCAGGTTGTGACTGTTGCACTAATAATGAAGCTATGACCTGCGCAAGTCTGATCACTCGATCAGATTGTTCATGTAGAAGCCACGTTAGTGTCTCCACTTTCTCCTCCAGCGTCAGATCCAACTGCTGACCGTTCATCTGTACTGTCATCTTTTGTTCCTGTCGGTATTGATAGATCTGTCCAATTTTGTATTTCTTCCCACTCGGCGTAGTGCCCACCGCGGTCAACTGTCATAACTGCCCAAGCATGCCCAATGTATGGATCCTCAGGCACATTTGTACGTACAGCTACAGCTAGCGTTTCCGGGTCTTGCTTTACTGATCCAACCACATATTGTGGCGGTGTAGCCATTTTATCTCCTAATCATATATGTTCTGATGTGGATTGAATACTACATCTTGCTCTGTAATACCGAACAGATCAATAGTATCTGGATGGTCGACAACTATTGGGTGTTCGAGTTTCGCAGCCACTACAAAACCCGGTTTAAACTGATTACGGCAGTAAATGATATGAGACCACTTACCTTTAGGCACCTTGATCTTAGTGCTTCCGGTAATTTTACCATCTACCATGTCCCAGTGAATTTGGCCGCGCTCGTAATCATAATCAAACATTGGCTCGTCACCGTTGTCCTTAACCGCCCCAGCGTAAGCTGGCCAAACAATGGCTTCTAAGATTCCATCACCAACGGCGTTGACTTCAGTCATGTTTGTGTGTAGTTCGGTGTAATAACTAACTGCCCGGCAGCGCTCATGTTCGTCGAGGCTACCGACGTCTTGTCTACCATGGTGTTTCCGCTGGACGCCGAGGCGAGCAAAATATAGGTGAATGTGCCTGCCGGGACGTTTACGGTGACCGCCGAACCGGCTTCGGTTCCCGTGCTACCTGGCGTCCACGTGGTTGCCACACGAACATAGCCACCTCCGGTAGCTTCGTTGGCCGGTGTGTTCGTGGTACCCGGATCACCAGTGCAGACACCAATATATGCTCCGAGCCCTGCGTAAGCATTCGCGACGGTCTGTCGTGATGCTGCTACTGCAATAGCCATTTTCAATCTCCTATACTAATGGTGGAAGAACAACTTCCTCTTTGAATTCTTTAACTTCAGCTGCTATTACGTCGGTAATTGATGCCACTCCTTCCAAGCCAACCCTGATGCCTTTAGCGATATCATCACTAATATTGCCTATACCAAATCCTCCTTGTAAACCATCTGCTACAGTTACATAATGAAACTCATACCGTACTGTTACCGGCTGTGTCATAACATACCTTTCTCATACCCATTCGATTTTTGTGCTGCCGAAGTTACCAATATTGCCCGCACCGTTGGGTGACCCATCACCGCCGCCTCCTCCACCACCGCCTGGATTACCGCCGCCGATACCGGAACCACCGGCCCCAGTCCAGTTGCCATTACCACCGGCACCGCCGTTGGCACCACCGCCGACTCCTGTGCCTGCCGCACCACCAGGGGTGTTCGAGAATGTGCCATGCCGTGCTCCGGCCCCTCCTCCACCACCACCGATATTTGTTGCTGGTGGGGGAGTCCCTGGTTGGGTTGCACCTCCTGGAACACCACCACCAGGACCGCCCGTGCCCAAGCTTGGAGTAACAGGACCGCTGTATGAACTTGTCCCCGCGCCACCACCACCAGCGCCCTGAGTTCCCGCGCCACCACCATTGGCTGTGAAAACCACTGAGCCAGAAGAGAATTGAGATGTGCCACCGCCGCTGTTCGCACCAGCCTGCCCGGCAACAGCAACAGAATAGGTAGCACCTAAATTAGCTACTGGCACAAAGGTTCTGGCGATACCACCACCACCGCCACCACCCGCACCAGCTCCGGTGCCGCCACCAGCACCGCCACCGATGAGCGTGACCCAGCAACCATTAGTGCCAGCCGGGACAGGCTGATTGGTGCGGGCGGTGTTGGTCTCGGTGAACGGCACGAAAATAGTGGCCGATAATGAACCAGAACCGGAGAATGCCGGGCTGAGGCTGTATTGCTGGCTGACGGTTGCCGCTAGTGCCCCGTCACCGGAGAACGCTGGCGAAACCAGCATCTGTGCCATGATCGTGGCCGCTAACGTGCCATTCCCGGACAGTGCTGCGGCAAGCGCCATCTGTGGCAGCAGTGTCGCCGACAGTGCCCCAGTCCCGGAAAACGACGCGCTGAAGCTGTAGATTTGGCTGAGAGTCGCAGCCAAGGCTCCGTCACCAGAGAACCCTGCGGCCACGGCCAGCTTCTGGAACCACGTCGCAGACAAAGAGCCATCGCCGGATAGTGTTGCGGCCAAACGGAACTGCTGAAGCCAGGTAGCCGACAGCTGACCCGAGCTGGAGAAGTTCGCAGGTGGAACGGTGAGCAGCTGGAACCATGTCGCGGCCAAGGCTCCATTACCGGAGAACGCCGCAGCGAGCTGGATGGCGTTGGCTGCCAATATTGCGCTCAAAGCCCCGGACCCGCTGAAGCTGGCGGGGACTACCGGAGAGAGACTGGCGCTCAACTGACCATCACTAGAAAGCGCAACCGCGTAGTTGTACCTTGGCATGACACCGGCAGCCAATTGGCCTGAACCCGAATACTGGGCAGCCACTTGAGCTTTGGCGAAAACTGTTGCGCTCAGTACTCCTAAACCGGAGAACAGCGCGAAATTCGGGATCTTCCAACCGGGAACGACATTGGCCGGTGGGGATGGGCTTACCGCCCAACCCTTGAGTGGGGTTTGGCCAAGTGCCGAAGGCGATTCCGCCCACGCCATCTATTGCCTACTGATAGACATAGACCCACCCGTAGCCGTTGCCGCCCCAGCCACCGTAGACGTGACCCTGGAAAGATGAATTGCCACCAGCACCACCACCACCGGGCGCACCACCGTTGTCCTGCGGGTTATACCCGCCGTTTCCACCAGGATACGAGTGCGGGTTGCCGTAGTGGTCGTTGTAATTAAGTGTTGGCATGTTCTGACCGGATGCACCGATTTGACCTACAAATTCGGAAGTAGCCCCCGGACCTCCAATCGCCGTGAGCGTTGTCTGGCCAGGAATAGTACAAGTACTGCTGCCACCCGAAGCACCATTACCGGCGGTGACCTGGTTGGGGAAGCCGCCCGTGCCGATGTTGAACGTCCACAATTGCCCGCCGACCGCAGCCTTCGTGTAGGTCGCAGTAGCCCAACCGGCGCAGCTACCGCCATAACCGGCACCAGTACTACCGGACCTACCGGCACCACCGCCACCGGCTATGACAACGTCGAAGTAATTGGCCCACGGGTACTGTGTGGCATCGAAGTTGGAGCTGCCTGTAGCGGAGATCGGAACCAGCACGGGCGGATACTGGGTTTGTCCTGCGGTACCGGCCAGACCGATCCAGGGTGTGTAGTTCGGCGTGGCGACAGCCGGGCCACCTGATTGCCCTATGGCTGGCAGGGATGACGGTGCGCTACCAGTGGCACCAGAGCGGGTGGCACCGAATTTCGGCGGGGTCGCACCGGGTAGAGCGGGCAGGTAGTTGATAGCGCCGACCACGTTGTAGCTGCCGCTGCCGACGACCACCATTTCCACCGTGTAGATGTCACCTTGGGTGCTGTTGATATAGCTGCCGCTGGCGATGTTCAGCGAATTCCATACCGGAGTAGCTCCGCCACCCAGGCTGGTGTGTATGTCGGCGGAGGCGTAAACCAAAGCGGATGTCGCAGCAGCCTTGTCGAGCTTGTACACGTTGACGTAGAAGCCGGTGATCGTGCCGCTGATGTATCCGAGCCAGCGGATGGATTGCTTGGTGCCACCGGCTGGCGTGGGGGTCCAGCATATGGCCGACGCCGCAGAGGTGATGTTGACCACCGGCAGCGTCGAGTTCTGCATCACCAATGCGAGATCGAACGGCCCGTCAGAACTTGGATCGACGCCACCAGCCAGTGGCTTGCTCACCGCAGAGTTCATCAGGGCTGCGTTGTTGGACCTTGCTATCGCCGCGAGAGAGCCTGGTGTCGGTGTGCCTGATGTGGTGTAGCCGAGGAAGTTAACCAATGCGTTCTTGAGTGCCGCATTGAAGGTCTGCAGACTGTTGCCGGTAGCACCAGCGTCGGCGGGGGCCAGGTTGTTGATGGCCTGCACACCCTTGTCGACATGGTCCTGGATCGCTTGGCCAATATCTGTCGCTTGCAGGACGGGAGTGACGTTGGTGTGCGGGATCGTTTGCAGCGCCGCCTGCATCTGGGCGGGCGTGTTCCCTGTCGTCGGGGTGGTCGGGTGAAAAATCCCGTTCACCACGTCGTCCATGACGGCGTGGGTCGGAGCCATAGCCGCTGTGATGAGCGGAATCTGCGCGGTACCCAATACGCCCGTGGTGATCTTGGTGGCGTCCAGGACCTGCAAGAAGTTGGCTTGTAGGATACCGCTGGCCGGAAGTCCTTGCAGGCGACTGGTTATCGTTGACAGGGCCGCGCTCACAGAGGCGAAGCTGCCCAGACCCAGATTGTTAACCAGACTCATCACATCGGTCTGCAAAGCGGCGGCACTGATGTTGGTCACCATGGTATTCAGCTGCGACAGCAGTGTCCCACCAGTACCTGTCATCCAGTTCTGTTGAAGCAGCTGGGTTTTGGTGATGGAGCCGTCATCCCAGTAGGTGGTACCCGTAGTGGCCCCGACAAGGACCTGAAGCTCAAGGCGGACATGCGTCACACCCGACGATGGCACGGTATAAGTGCCCGCCAGCTGTGTCCATCCGCCTGACGCCGCCGGGCCGGAAACAGTCTGCAGCGGGGTGCTGCTCACTAACGACGCGCCGTTGTAGGCGAGGACCGAAAGCTGGAAGCAGGCACCCGACCCGGTGACACCGGACCATTGCAGCCAATGCGATAGGCTCAGTGTTTGGCTGGGTGCGACAGGTGTGGGCGGGTCGGAGAGTAGATCGTGCTCATTGCCGTTGGCGATGCATCTGACCGAACCGGAGCCGTCCCCTGTGTGATCCGGCGAGGACACCCATACCCAGTCCGGGTTAGACACCACAGACACGGCGCTCGCGTAGTTCGGGTTGGCCAGTAGATTGGGTGTGGTCTGCCCAATCGAACCGACCGAGATATTAGGAAGCACCCACTGGCCGAAGATGCCAGATTGAATCTGACTAGCGTCTAACGGTGGGATGAGCGGGACGGTAAAGACGCCTGATGTAATCTTGCTGGCATCTAAGCCTGGGATCACGCTAGCAGGGAACGATCCACTAGTTATGATGCTAGCAGGCAGATTTGGAATCTGAGGCACTCCGAGAATACCTGTGGTAATCTTGGAGGCATCCAGAGCAGGCACGTTACCGGCAAGAATGGAACCGAGAACTGTTGTGCCGCCATATAATTGGTTCAGCAATGTGTTGTATGTTGATGTTAGTACCCGATTGCCCAAGTCGGTTACAAGATTCGTAACCATTGATTGAGCGAATTGTCCAGTTATAATCTTGCTAGCATCCAAGCCTGGAATCTGTGCTGCCCCAAGGACTCCAGTAACTATGCTAGCCGCGATACTAGTGATATTGACCATAGACTGAGCAAACTGCCCAGTTGTAATCTTTGATGCATCTAGGCCAGGTATCTGCGCAGCACCTAATATTCCAGAAACTATGCTAGCCGGAATATTAGTAATGTTAACCATTGACTGCGCAAACTGGCCAGTGATGATCTTACTGGCATCTAGCCCTGGAATCTGGGCAGCAGGGAAAGTACCAGAAGTTATAATGCTAGCCGGCAAATTAGGAATCTGTCCTACACCTAAAATACCGCTAACAATTTTACTAGCATCTAAACCAGGAATTTGTCCCGCTCCGAGCACTCCAGAAACAATGCTGGCCGGTATGTTAGTCAGATTAACCATACTCTGCGCAAATTGACCAGAAGTTATCTTCGACGCATCAAGACCTGGTATTTGCGCGACATTTAGAACGCCAGTAACAATACTAGCAGCAATAGATGTAATATTTACCATTGACTGCGGGAATTGACCGCTAGTAATTTTACTGGCATCTAAGCCTGGTATGTTAAGTGAACTAATCAGCTTAGTGACTGGATTCATAATTGGTAGCAAATTAGTCGGCGCCAACATATTATTAATGAAATTAGTCACGGCTGTAACTGCGCTAAAGGCAGCATTAGTTAAGTTAGGATTACCGAGCATGCTAAGCAAGTCAGTAAAGTAATGTGTTACGTCTGTAGGCGTACCGCTACCAGTTGGGAATCCTACAGTAGATAGAATCGCATCAATAACTAATTGTGCCCCACCAATAATAGCACCGATAGCATCTACTGCTATATTCTCAAGTGGAACAACACCAGTTAAACCTAGACCAGATCCACCAGTAAGATCTGTGCTCAACATAGCCAATAGATTAGTTGGCTTAAGTGAACCTTGAATCCAACTAGTTAACGCGGGGATTGGGTGAAAACCACCAGCTGGCAAGAAGTTAATTGTACTAAATAATGATGAAAAGTTTAAAATACCTTGAACATCAGTTACTCCACCGGCAAATGATTCTATGATCTGATTTAACCATTCAACTGCTTCGGCCAAAGTTTCGATCCACGGAGCCGCAGCTTTAAAAGCAGGATCGAGAATACTCCCCAATTCATCTAGACTAAACCCACCAAGCAATGTAGTAATCAAATGCCACATGTTGCCTATAAATGGGAAGTCTGTCCCAATGATATTGAACAGGCTTTCAACTGATGTAAGTAAGTCTGAAGCACTAGTATATAGACCACCAAACGCATCTAGCAATTCATTAATAGCGTCGATCCACGATTGATCGATGCCTAGAGCTACCGCCCAACCATCGATAATACCTTCAATAACAGTAGCGAAAGAATCAAGAGGTACAACATAACCAAGAAGGAAATGTTCAGCTGCGTTAAATAGGTTAATTGGGAAAGGCGTTGTAGTATCAAAGCCTAAAAGAGCACCGATAGCAGGAAGAAAATATTGAAGATCACCCAGGTCAATGCCATAAAGAAGCTCACCCCCACCCAGAAGAACAACAAGATCACTTGCCACACCTTGTATTTGAGCGATTGGATCTTGATTATTCTTATCAATACCTTTCTGCATCGTCTGAAGATATGAAGCAATGTAATCAACGAATTGATTAAGTCGAATTAGATTTGCTTGAAAATCTTTATTAGTATCTGGATATTTCGTACTATCAATCGCCGCAAGAGCTTTAGTAGTTTGCGACTGAAAACCGAAGGCGGCATCAAGACTCATTATGGCAACTTCAAAGTCATCATTCCAGTAGCCGGCCAGTTAACGTGAAAAGCTTGATCTGTAATTATTTGAGGACCAATAAAATCAACATATCCAATTAGCGGTTTAGCGCCATCAGAACCAGAACCATCCTTAGTGAAACTATCATATACAATACCATATCTGGCTCCAGGAGCTGGGAAATTAACAAGAGGCCATTGTAAATTACTCGCATTAATGGTCATCGTCTTAGTAGACATAGTATAACTTATAGTAGTGATAGCCATTTGTAATCCACCAGATGAGTATCCACTGTAATTAATTTCACCAGCTATAACTGATTTGAACTTATGAGTATTTTGGTTAGGTGTATAAGTGGGATCAACAAGCATCATATAAAAGACATCAGTTTCAAAGTCAATCAGCCCGCCAAGCATCGATTCCATAAATAGTGCATATGGATAAAATACACCGTTAACATCGCGTACTTCTGGCCCTGTAAGCGGTTGTACTGTCATTATCCTATACCAATCGAGGGCTGATCAGCGCCAAATTGAAGATTAGGCATATTTGTAACTTTAACTTGCGTTGATCCCTTAACCTGTGCAGCATAGAAAATTGGGTCGTAATTGAATGCCCCTTCAGCCTTGAGTGTCAATTCACATGAACCTTTTTGTTCATCAACCTTAATAGCAAGTATCTTATGTTGCTGATTAACATAACCAATATAAGGCATCAAACCACGAACCATAATACGATCACCAACATCATAAAATCCGAACGGCGCATTGGGGTGACCCATATCAACAACAATACTATCCCAAAATGCAGGTGTCTGCCTGCGGGTTAGTTTACGTCTACTCCAAGCAGCCGCTCGTTCATTAGAGTTAATCCTTGCATCATCCTGTGAAATAGACCGTCGATACCGAGCAGGATCAGCATTAGTCAAACTAGCACTATATTCAGTTCCTGGGAACCATCCATCAATAGTAATGTCACTTACCCAGTCAATTTGAGTTTCTATATGAGGGACGGCTTCCATGACATTTTCATTAATGATAAAACAAAGCCAATTCTGCTCTATTCCAGCCTTTGGATAACCAAGAAATATTTGTTTATTAATGGCTGTTCGATCACTATTCCAACTACTTTGCTCTACGTAGTCAAATGGAATATCTCTAGCTAATTTGTCGATATAATCTCCGCAATCAATTTTATCGGTAGCACGAATGAATTGAGCAAAGAAATCTAGATTCAAAATATTACCATCAAAAGCATAACCTGGTAACATTTCAATTCCACTAATAGCAGGATAAACAGTAACACCCAAATTACCATTTGGAAAACTCTGAAGATGATTCCAAATCTTATGAACAACCGTAAAAACATCTGTAGCTAGCGGATTCCAATTTTCAAGCCAAGGCATCTTTTTTGGATAACCGGCAAATCCTTGGGCAACTAAATGTGTCACACCTGTTTTCTTATCGACATCAGACGGTTGTACAATACCACTCGCCCATATTACACGTTCACCCAATATCCTTTTTTCAACATGCAACCATTGAGCCCATGGCTTAAAATATATACCGGCATTTGAAGTATCACGAAAATCAACATCAACTTGAATTTGACACGGACCACTAAGCACACGCATTACTTGAGGATTCTGTACTGTTAGATCACGTGTTAAAATATTACCAGTTCTAGCTTCTTCAACAATAAAACGAAAACGATCTTCATCGCCACTATATATAATAGCTGGAGAATTAGGACCAGCAATCTTTATATCTGCTGATAATGTACCACTACCACTAAAATCTGCATTTATTGTCATTCGATGCTCCAAGCGTCCCGCCAGTATAGGAATACACGAGAAGACAGATCATTTGGATCAGCTGGCGGACCCGTTGGATTAAAACTAGCATCATATGCGACTAGATTATTCCAACCTACGCCTAAATCAATATGGTCAAGAGCATCATCCATATTCATAATGAAACCTTGACGCCTATTAGCTTGGCTAACAATAGCGCCAGTATCAGCCCATTGTCCTATGTATTGGCCATTAAGATAAGCCATGAATAAATTACCATTAGCATTATAGACAATACCAACTTTATCACTGGACTTAAGACCAGGTGAAGGAACTGCGTACTCAAATTGAGTTGTTGTAGCATTATATGCGGTACCAGTAACAATTCGGACTTTATCATTAGTAGTTGGTTGTCCAATTATTGAACCGATACCAACTGTTTTCAAAACTTGTACTCCAGCAAAATTAGTCATAGCATCATCGGATAATATAACAATAGTTGTTCTACCAGCCCATATATCAGCTATTGTAGCTTCTGCGAATTGGCTAGGTGTAGTATAGCTGTGATGTATATCCAGGACGGCGCATATACCGAACGGTGCAAACATATAGCCACCGTTTTGGAGGGAAAAACCCCAAATCGGTATGCCAGCTAGGCTGTGCCAATCACTAGTACAAGAAAACATATCCAAGAAGTCTGGGTTTTCTACAACTCGTGTATAAGGCAATTCCGTCCATGTTGTTAATGACTGATCTGTCCATCGCAAAGCTATTTCTGTTTGCGGTGGTATCTGAAGTTGATCTAAATACTGCGATGATCCAATTAATGCGGCTCGCCAGTTAACGTTATTACTATCGACAATACGTCGCATCCAAGGATAACTACTGACTTCTAATACAGTATTAGATGCTATATCTAAACCAAGTTCAATTTGAACATTACCTACGCTAATAATAGGATGTGTCAATGGTCCATACATTAAAACTCTAAACCAGGCCGGAGCATCACCTTGATCTGCTTCTCTGTAAATGTAAGTCGGATCGTTATTGTAACCAATCTCTATTACTTTTTCAGTATCAGCATAAGCATTGGTATCAGCCCGGCGAAATTCAGCCTGTACATCCACCCATTCATTTTTCTCAACTGGACCATGTTGAAACTTACCTGGCCGTCCATAAATACGACGTGTAATACCATCAGTATCTATAAACAATAACTTTACCATAGATCCCCAGGTTTGCCTAACGGTAGTGGCTTTCCAAGTATGTGCTAATTGTCCAAGTAGACTTCTAGCCTGGTACAAAAATCCGTCTGGTACAGATCCACCGCCAGGTACGTTTTCCAGTGCCCAGTTATTGAGAACAGCCATGGTAAAAACTATAGGTGCTGGAACAAGATTATCAATGCCAAATCGAACTTCATCTGTACGAATAATCTGAAAGTCTTGATTATTAACATTCCACGGCTGTATTTCTGCCTTAGACACAGGTATATTTGTATTATCACCAAATATAAGATTGCCGATTTTATATCGAGTCTTACCTAAAAACTCACCAGATAAACCAGCCATTAGTCACCACCTGCTGCTACTGAAGCAACTTGTGGAGCACCAGTACTAACCATCCACATCGTATTCTGCATCATTTGCATAGGTGACTGCCCAGGTCCAGTGTATATGTTCATCTGATTATTCTGATTTTGAATCGCTGGCGGTTGAGTATAAGCTCCAGCAAATGGAGTGCGTATTGTATTCTTGTTTAATGGATTATCTTCGCTATAAGTATAAATTTCACCTGTTCTGGTATTTAGCAACATCCTGACATTCCCGCCAAGCGTGCCCAATGCTCCACCAAGTACAGAGCCAAATATAAAGCCTGCGTACTTACCAACTTCATGATAAACTTCGATGCCAAGTGAAATAGCTTCATTCGTAGCTTGAATTGCAGCTGAAACTATACTAGCTATAGCACTAACTGCTTGTAATGCTGATTGAGCAGCTGCCGATCCACCAAAGTCAGCGCCACCAGTAGATGGTATCATTTGGGCAATAGCGCCAGCTGTATCCCCAACAGTCTGAGCAATATCGCCAGCAGTCTTTATAAACGACTGAACATTTTGAATAACATGAACAATATCTTCTGTATTCTCAACGCCACGAACTAACGTATCGCCAATTGCTGCGGCCGCACGAATATTATCAATGACATCTTCAAATATCTTAAATGCATCACCAATAATTTTACCAACACCAGACATAGAGTCTGTAAATTGCTGCATAGGCGAACGAGTATCAAAATTACCTACTGCGTTCTGCGTTCCACCATACCAACCTTTATAGTCAGCAGGCCCAGGAGGTGCGCCAGTTCCTTGGTGTGTATCGCCTTGTATCTGCGCAGGTGCATTTGCAACAGGACCAATAAATCCTGGTTCACCGGGTCGTGGTACACGACCAGGGCCTGCCGCTGGGGGCGTAGGTCCACCTGGACTTCTCTGTCCACCAGGAAATTCTTGTGGATTAGTAACAGTTACAGGAGTAGATGGCTGGCCAGCACCATACCAATCTTTATAGAAATTATAACCAGGAAGTGGTGGTCTTGGCCCAGCAGGCTGCTGCGGAATATTTGAAGGTGGTGCCCCAGGCAATCCTAATAGACCAGGAAGATTTTGTGGCGTAATTGGTATACCTGGAGCGCCGCCTGCAGCATAAGATGGTGTAGTTCCAGGAATTGGATGACCAGAACGTGCAGCTAAATCTATCGTAGATTGTGGAATCTTGCTTAAATCAGTCGGAGTTATAGGAGGAGGACCAGCTCCTTGTGCAGCAAGTCTTGCTCTATCATCAGCAGTTAATGGTCCAGTAATTGGACCAGTCAATATATTGCCGACACCCAGTCTACCAGAAAGTATATCATCAATACCTGCAACACCCTGAACACGAGCAGGTCGTGGACCAGCTATATTCTGGGCAGCACCCCAAGCCCATGGCAATGCAGCAACAGCAGTCAAAGCAGGGCCGGCAACTCGACCGGCAACACCAAGTCCTCTAAGAAGTCTACTTCCAGTAGCCGCTTCAGCACCTACATCGCCAACTACACTAGCAGCTTCTGGTGCGGGAACTTCTCCAGGTGGTGGGCCACTTAAATCAATGTTAAGACCGCGAAGTGCTTGTTGTTCACCTTCAGTAAAGGTGATCATATCAGGATTAGTAAGACCAGCCTGTGCAATTTCTTCAGGAGACAAACTCCGAATAACATCAAGCTTCGCACGCGCATCATACATATCGTATGTTGCTTGTAAATATCTAGTACGCATCCCACCAGCTGCACGAGCCAAACCGAGACCACCAGCGCCAATCAGGCCAGCACCTATCCCAATTGGTCCCCAACCACCTAATGCCCCAGGCAAACGTAAACCAGATAATCTATCTCTAGGGCCAGCAGGCAATCTAGGAATTGGCGCTATTTCTTGCGGTGGAGCAGGAGGCGCAGGAGCCGGAAGTGGAGCAGTAATCCCAGGAAGTATTGGCGGAACATCTGTTGCCCAGTGAACGTGTGGGCCTGTACCATAATCGCCGTGTTCGCCCATCTCAGCATCAAAATAATTTTGATACTGAGTACCAGGTCCGACTACTTGACCACCGGCTATCCGCCACTGTTGACCTGTACGCTCATTCTGGTGGATGAGCTCCATCGTTTGACCTGGAAGAACTGTCTTGATAAACTCTGAAAAAGCATCCATTCGCTGAGCAGCTACTTCAGGATCAGTTCCTGCAGGAGCAGCGAAATCAAAAGCATAACCAGATTGATGAAGTGTTCCACCATCCGCATAAGTACTTGGTACAAGTCCAAATCGAGCAGCAAATTGAACTACCCAAGGAGGTAACTTCCCAACACCAGGACCAGCATACCCACCAGTATCTAGCCCTGGCGGGTAAAGTGGTGGATTTGTAAACGTTCCTGCTTTACGAGCTTGTTCCATAGCAAATGTAGTGGTACCTTGAAGCGGGAATCTCGCTTGAGTAGCTGGATTGACTGCAGCTCCTGGAATTGGTCCAATAGGTTGAGGCTGAGTTACATCAGTGGGTGCAACTCCTCCGGCAGCGGGAACACCGGCAGCAGCAGTCCTATATGGTCCTTGCTGCGTAGCTCGTTGTACAGCATTCCAATATTCTGTTCCTTGAGGACTGGGACCAATTTGTGGATTCTGAGTAAGAACCGCAGCAACCATTGGATTGCTAGCATATTGTGGATGTTTCGAGAAAGCATCCCAGAATTTAGGTATGGAGTAATTAGGATCCATTACCTGTTCTTTAGTGCCCCAACCAGCGCCAGGAGCCTGCTGATATATCCCACCAACTCCACCTACGCTAGCATTACCACCACTAGTGTTGAATTGATCATTTGCACCGAGATTACTTTCATCGGCTGCAATAGCAAGAGCAGCATTAATCTGATCATTACTAGCACCACGTCTACGACCTTCATTGATAATTCTATTAGCAATATCTGCCTGTCTAGCATTTAACCCGCCCCCAGGAGCCAACTGCGCCGGAGCGCCGGCAGGTCCAGCAGGCTGTGCTGGAGCAGCAGGAGCAGGTGCAGCAGGTGCAGCAGGTGCAGGTGGTCGTGTAGGTGCAACAGGCCCAATAAATCCAGGTTGACCAGGAGTCGGAGCCGCTGGAAGTGCACCACCAAGAGGAACTCCTCTAGGTCCAACTAATGGCACACCAGGTGGTGCTTGCTGAGCACCAGGAAGTGCTCCCGGTAAGTTCTTAGCCCATGCATCTGGCGGTACACCAGGAATAGCAGCACCAGGAACACCTGGAACTTGTATTTGACCAGTAGGTAATGGAGGTCCGTACAACTCACCAGGTCGCGTGAGTGGGTTATCTCCACGATTCCAAAGATCAGCTATGACCCTAGTTGTATCAGTTACAATCTTTGTAATGTTTTGGAACAGACTCCAACCATCTTGAGCTATCTTAAGCCATGCTTGCATATCAGAAGTAATAAAAGCAATATACTGGTCAAAACCGCTAACTTGGCCTCTACCGGAAATGCCTACATTCCCTGCCGATGTATAAGTTCCGCCTCCAGTCCCACCGGGCGCGCCACCGGCTCCTCCCGCCGCGCTCCCCGATAGCCCTCGCGCGGCCCCTGACGCTACCTGAGACGATGCGTCGCTAACCGCGCCCGTACCGCTAGAGATTCCGTACGCATAATTCGTCGATAGATTTTCACCCATCTGATCTGGTGATGTATCGTGTAATGGCCCTTCTTGGGCAGGTGAACCTGTATTCCAAAAATTCTTTATTGAGTTGGCAGCTGCTTTTAATGCATCTTTCAACGTAGTGGGGATTGCAGCTAATATACCATCGGCCAGACTTTTTATAAGATTCTTACCAATTTGTAGCAAATCTATATCATCAAACCAGTGAACTATTTTGTTCTTAAGGTCAACAAAAGCTCCGACCAAGCTATCCCAGCCACTACTGATAGCATTTGTAAGTATATTCCACCAATTGGATACTGTATTTGTTAAACTATCCCAAGCACGCTTTACATCATCAATCAGACCGTGAAGTCCACCAAACTTTTCAGTGACTTCACCAATCTTTTGCTTGACTGTATCCCAATGAGTAACTAAAAGAACAATACCAGCAATAAGTAAACCAATAGCAACAATGACGATACCAATTGGATTGGCATCCATCAATACATCCATAACGCCAAGAGCAATATTAAGAAGTTTAATTGCAGCAACTAAACCAAGTATAACTTCTATTTCATGCGGGCTTAAAAGACCAAATAATACACCAATGAAATGTGCAACTCCTGGTAACCAATACATTAACTCTGATAGAGCGTCTGCGAAATCTTTGAAGAATTGTGGTAGTCTTGGTCCAAGTTCTTGAACTATTTGTAATAATGTTTTACCAAAATCAGCTAAAAATTCATTAAGCGCTGGAGCCATTGCTTGAACAGCAGGGCTAAGGACTCGCAGCGCTTCAACAAATGAGGTAAAGAATGATACAAGCCCAGGCTGAATAGCTAAACCAAGCCTATCAAGTGTACTAGCAATAATAGAAATTCCTTGGCCCAATAGATGTATAAGGGGCCTTGCTTCTTCAGCAGATTGATTTAGTAAATTAAAGAAATTCAATATACCAGCTTGACCACGAGCACTTTCAGTCCACTGTCTGAATGTAGCAGCTATTCGTTCTAACTGTTGGAGGAATCCACCGCCTGTTCTTTCAGCTATATCAAAAAAGTTAGATAATCCGATACCAAGATCACGTATAATATGAGCAAGTCTAGTAAAATCATCCAGTACTTGATTCATTATTTGTAGAAGGCGACCACTTTGTGCAGCGTTTTGGACCCAGTTATTGAACTCATTCGCTATATGAGCTATAGCTTGTCCAATTCTAACAAATATCTGTGAACCAACAGTGGTTAAAGTCCTCATCATTTCCATGAATGGCTGTATTGCTCCACGAACAGCCTGGAAACCATGTACTAGATTGTTAGTAAAAGTTTGAAAAGCAGTTTGAGTCTCAGGTTGTAATAAGAATTGAAATACTTGACGGAAAGACTGTCCAAATTCACTAGCAAGTCGTTGGCCTGCTTGCATTAATAGTGGTAACCATGTATATACCAGCGGTTGAATATCGGCAATAAGTGGTTGAAATAATGATTCCTGAACCATCTCACGAGCGCCACGAATGGCATATGAGAACCGCTCTATAGAAATTACAAATTCTCTAGCTGCAGGCGATAATTCACGCAAAGATTCAATAAACTTAGCTGGATCACCAATTGAACCTATAGCTTGTGCAACACCATGAAATCCAGCAGCTAATGTACCCAAAGAAACAGCTGCAGCACTAATGCCGGCAGGAAGTAAAAGCATAGCACCAGCAAAATCTTTCATAACTTCAAGAGCTGCACCAGCAACTATAGTGAGCTCGTGTAGCCCACCACCACCCATAATACCCAAGGCCCCCGCCGCGCCTGTCCCAAATAGGCCATAAACACCGATATTGGTCATAACTTTGGCAATACCAGTAAGTTTATCTGACAGTTTTTCTAATGCTTGGCCTGCTTTTTCTGCTTCGTTACGCATATTAGAAAAACCAGTAGTGGCAGCTATATGAGCAGTATTAAACCTTTCAACTTCAAGACGTAAAGCAGATAATCTAGTCTGGTAACGTTCATAAGCCTCTTGTGAGCGCAATAACAAACGTTGTTCATTTTCTCTAGATCGCTGGACATCACGTCCTAAACGTAATAACGTTTCACCTTCTGTTTGTTCTCTACGTCTAGCTTCTTGTAACTTACGTTCAGTATCTAGTTTTCGTGTGGATGCACGTTCGTAATCTTGATTATATCGTTCGTATGTTTTGCGAAGTTCTTCAACTTGACCGCGTTGTCTAACTAGAGCTTCAGCGCTAAGAATACTACTTTGTCGATTTTTATCAAATTGAGTATTAACTTTGCCCATTTCAGCATCAAGGGCAGCAGCTTCAGCTTTTGTTGAAGCCATTGCAGCTTGAGCCTCTTGGGCACCACGAGTATCGGCGGTGATTTCAATCTCACCATGCGCTCTACCCAAATTATAATCAGGCATTAGTAGCCGCTTCTGAGAATCTCATCGCCGTCTTCTGTCTCGGAAGCATGCATCCCACTAGAGAATGGATCAGCGAAGCCTGCTGTAGATTTCTCCATATCATCGCCCATACACCGAGCAAAGGCGCGTTGTTGTGCTGACCTCGCAAAACTCGCGTTGAGCGCATCTTGACCAGCATGCTCAACAACCCCTTCTACATATCGACCAAAAGTGAATATCCCTTTGTCGAAAAATAGTCCTGCAGCACCTTTAACCCCAAAAATTTCACTCGGCGGTTGGTTGTACGCTTGGGCCATCTGCCACGCTTGCCACGCTTCCCGCTTCATTCCAAATACTTTTCAAGTCGTCCATCGACCGCCCGAAGGCTGAAGCAAAAATAGCCATACGATCTTCCATGCTTATATCTTCAATATAAGCAGTAGCGATAAATTGAGGATTCCCCCAGTCTTGAGGACCGCCGTAATCAACTTTCTTTTCGTCATTAGTTACACGCGGTCTAATAGTAGCAGCCATAACTACTTCATCAATTGCCATAAACATATTCGCAATTGAATCAGGGTGTTTCGTCATGGTTTCTTGCATACGTCTATTACGCTCTTCAGTGCTGATTGAATCTTCCATCAGCATAGGCGTGAATGTATCCAAATAACTCATCAGATTGAGTCTAAACAGATCCTCACGCTCAAGACGAAGCACTCGACAAAGTTGTCCACTAGGAAGCGTAACGTCAAACTCAGTTCTTTGCTTTTTCCGCCAACCAGTAGGTGCGTAGGGATTGACTGGTGCCATTTCTGGCTTGAATGGAGGTTCTTCTGGTTCAGCTGCAGCTTTAGTTTCTGCGCCTATATCTCTACGTTCAAGCTCTTCACCTATTGCATGTCTGGCAGCACGACGAATCGTGGCTTGCTCTGCATCGTCTAAGCCAGCAGTAATTGGATTACTCATTTGACCTCCATTGGGTTCCTAGACCTCTTTTGGGCTCTAATATTCAGTTGTAACTAATTTGTGGTAACAATCACCGGTTTGCTCGGGTCACCTTCGACACCAGGACCAGGAACTGCGTTCTGCACATAGGTAACTTGGAACCAGTATTGGGTAGCTGTAGTAAGCGTGGTAATCTGAGTATCATTGGTATTCGGATTACCACCACTTGCAGAAGCAACCTTAGTCCAAGTTACACCAGCATCAATACTCTGGTAAACTTGGTATTTATCGTTAGTTGCATTGAAAATACCAACTTGATCCCATACCAAATCTACGGTAGTAGTTCCAATAGCATCAGCGTATAGATTAGTAGGCGAAGGCAATGGGTTGGCTTCTGGCGTGCCTGGAATAGCCGAATCGTGCTCTTCATGGATGAACTCGTAGAGCCACCGGCCACCATCTCCGACCATCGGCAAGCCGACGCCGTCAATACGACTAGTCTGGAACGCTCCACCACGAAGATCAGCCTGAAGTCGGCCATTTGCCTTAGCACGATAGATGCGCGTCTTGAGATTACCACCAGCGTCTGAAATAGCACGACCGTCTATGCGAACGTAAGGTCGAAGGTCATCACCAGACTTACGCATGCGCGTTACGCGGGTGGGTGCTACGCCCTCTTCAATGACTGAGCCACCGCTGAGGAGCGACCAGCATGTCATATTCATACCACCAGCTTCGAGGCTCCAGTCAACCTGAGGACCGCGACCGTGAACAGCAACTAGAACATCGTCACCACGCAACTCATCATACTGCTCTGTTTCAGAGAAGCCGAGAGTCATTGCGACAGGCAGCGGATAACTGGTGGCCCCTAGACACGTACCTTGCGCATCCGTATACGGCGTAAGACTCAGTTGACGCAAGCCATAAGGCAAGACATCAGAAGTACCTGACGTGCAAGGTGCTGCGGCCGCCAATTGACTAGGTCCGGTCATTTTTGCTCCTTCTTAATTGGATCCTTGTACGTATGCGTTTCTATTGGCTGACCTGTTGCCAAATCGAACACGTGAAAGGTAACGTAACCAGGCGTCGTGCACGCCCAATGCTTACACTTGACTTCAAGTTCGCCACTACCATTCCTAACAATGCCGTGAAGAGTACCGCGACACCGTAGCTCAAGAGGTTCAAAATCGAAGTCAGGCATAACCATTATTCAGGCACCACCTGAACAAGTTGACCGCTTTCGTTGTAATCAACTTCCAAGAAAGCATGTGTATTTGAACCAGCCTTCCTGTCGTCAATAAGCAGATAATCGAGCTGCTCATCGGAAAATTCAGATGACTCGATCATCTTATCATTAGCTACACTCCATGTATGAGTAGCAATATCATCATGCAACTCAATACCTAAAGTTTTCCACTGAGCCGGTGTAATCTTCCGATGGCTAGCATCACCAACGTACTTAACGAATGGCCCTTTGCGCGTTGGCTTAGGAGCACGCCGACGAATATCGCCAGGCGGCTTTGGCGCGTTAGCAGGCAACGGCTTGTTCGGCTCTTTCTCAGCTGCCGAAGTCTTGGCTGGTGTCTCGGTCATTCTGATTCCTTTCTAAACCGATGCTGTAACTTTGTCTAGTATTCTATACGATGACGACCGACATATCGTCTGATAAGCGTCATCACGTAAATCACGCGAACGTAATCCAGGAATAGCTTGACTAAGCGTAACGCCGTCGGTACCATCAACTTCAATCATATTGCCTAAAACAGCGTCTAAGATATTGAAAACATTGTCTATTCTGACAAAATCAGTTGAAAACTGCTTATAAACGTGGACCCAAATTGTCAAAGTTTTAACTGGAATAAAACAAATGTCATCACCACGCAGTCCTTCACCTTCATTACCCCAACTAAGGACCATAAACATGGTATCAGATGGCCGTTGATCACCATCATAATTAACTAAAACAGTGTCTTTGCTAAAGCCGAGGTCAGTCAACAACGATTCAGCTAAAATTGCATCATAAATGGCTGCTCTAGACATCAGTGCCGCCTAGTTTTGCGCGTAGTAGCCGTTTTCGCCGTTGTTTTAGTGCTAACAAAACGACCTCTGACATCCCTGAAGTAAATTCTGACCTTATTAGATTTCTTGAATACCTTTTCAGCTGCTCCACGAACATGTTGACCATGTTCAATAGCCCCCTGAGATGTTCCTCTTTCAATTCCAATTCCAGGAGCAACTACAGGCAACACAGGAGTTGGATTATCAAGATCATGTAGCATCTCTTCAAGAGATTCCATAAAAGCACGAGCCGTAGCTATCAAAGTTGGCATAACAATTTGAAACTTACCACCATTCGACTTTTCCAAATAGATGCCATACTCCATACCATGACCCATATACAGTTGATAGAAGCCAGGACGACTATCAGCTTCGGCCCAGAGTGTATTTCGAGCATTCCAAGTTCTATTACGCCAAGGAGCTTTGGTTTTCATTTCTGCTTCGCCACGAGAAGCGGCTACATCAAGATCAGTTTTAATAAATCGATGTATTCTTTCATCAAGCGTATCAATATTACGACCCAAGCTACCTTCATTGAAGGTAAATCGCTCACGAAATAATTCACCGGTCATCGTTAACTCCCATAATCAGGATTGCCGGTAAATACAACAACAGCAGCACGAGTTTCATAACCATTAGCTGGCAACAATCCATCAACTTTGTACTGCCTATAAGGATCTTTCCACCAATCATTAGGTTGAATATCAGCGTCGTAACTACCAATCAAGATATAGTCGTCCCGCCGAACCATACCATCATCATTGCTACTGTAATTAATACCATTAGACACAGTTTGATTTATGAAACGGAATGTCTGAAGCGGAATTACGACATCCTGAAAATCACGTCCCCCACCGGGTTTGTCAACTGGCTGCCTGCGATGAAGAGCAATTTCAATCGGACCAGCGATTGTAGCCGTTTGATTGATAAACCAATCAGTAGTATATCGCAACAAACCAGTAACTATATCAGTGAAAATTGGATTCTTAGTCGGTGCGGACATATACACCACCATAAGGCTGTAATCCATACGGCGGGAACACTCCATGCCGCTTGGGGTAACGCCGTTTGATCTTCCCAACACTAGTAGCATTAAAGCCGGCTACAGCATCCCAATATTTGAGCATCTCAGTAGCATGTTGGTATGTCTGACTAAGCGGTCTAGCAGCACCGGCATCAGAAACATCAGTCAATGCAGATAGATCGCCCACCCTCTGTAACCAGAATTGCCAAACAGTGGCGAATACACCATTCTGATTACCATCTAGAACAGTACCGATCTTAGTATCATTCCAATCAGTAAGCTCAGCCGTCCACGTAGGA